ATGGAAGACGAATGGGACGCGTTCGACGCGCCATCGAGCGAGGCAGGTTCTGCCCCGCAACACGCTTTGGACGCTGCGGTCGACGAAGCGCGCGCCGCCAAGCTCGCCGAAGAGTACGTCCACCTTGAGACGCTGATGGAGACGACCCGGTCTCGCATGGAGCTCATCTCGGAAGAACTGGCACGCCTGTTCCCCGAGGTTGAGGGGACGATGAACCGAAACGCTGGTGGCTACACCATCACCATGAAGCGACCGGAACGCTGGGTCTGGGACAAGGAGATGCTTGAGGCCATGTTCGGGGACGGCGAGCTGCCTCCGTATGTCCGCCGCAACTTCTCGGTCGACAAGCGCAAGTTTCAGTCGCTCAAGGCGTCAGAGCAAGACGCGCTCAAGCCAGCGCTGACGCGGAAGCTCGGCAACCCAAAAATCGAGGTGACACCCAATGTTTAAGGCTATGAGCACGTCGGACATCCAGCAGGATGGGCCGACGAAAGTACTGCTCTACGCACACCACGGGTTCGGCAAGACCTTCCAGTGCCGCTTCTACCAAAAGCGCTACGGCAAGGGGCTCATCCTGTCTGGCGAGAGCGGGCTGAAATCGGTCGAAGACGTGCAGATCGACTACCTGCCCTTTACGTCTTGGGATGGGGCTCACGACCCAGAGGCCGGGAAGTTCAGCTTCCGAGGTATTGTGGCCATGCTCCAGTCTCCCGAGTTCAAGGAGGCAGGCTACAACTGGATCGCCATTGACAGCCTTACTGAGCTGTCTGAGCGACTGATCGAGCACCTTGAGCGGGAATACGCGCACAACAGCAACCCGTTCGCTATGTGGGGGGAATACAACCGCCTCATGCTGGGCGCGCTCAAGTGGGTGCGCGACCTGCCAATGCACGTCTACGTCACGTGTCTGGCCAAGGAGGAGAAGGACGCCAACGACCTGACCCACTACTGGCCTCTCGTGAAAGGCCAAGCTGTGGCGAAGCACGTTCCGGCACTTTTCGACCACGTGCTGTGTGGTGTCCGCACCACGGAGAAGAACGACCAAGGGGTGCCGAAGGTGCGCCGCTTCGTCGTGACCGATGAGGTCAACGGCTGGCACGGCAAAGTCCGTGACCCGCAGAACCGGCTGTCTGCCTACGAGCGCGTCGATGATGTGACGGAGCTGCTCGTGCGCATGGCATCCAACGACACACCCCAACCCAAACTGGAAGACGAAGGAGAGACTCAATGAGCGAGTGGAATGGCTTTGGGAGCCTGGACCTGTCGGGTGTCGATGCAGACTCCGGTTCGGCCCGCTTGCAGCCGGGCACCTACCGTGTGAAATGCACCAGCGCCAAGGTGGAGGCCGTCGAGGGCACCAAGAACCGCAAGGTCGTCTGCGAGTTCGTCGATGCGGACGGGCACGGCGACATGCGCAACATCTTCAACGTGGTGCATACTTCGGAGAAGGCGCAGGAGATCGGCCGCAAGCAACTCAAGGGCTTCCTGGTCGCAGCTGGGCATCCAAATCCGGACCAGCCGGGGGACATCACAAGCCTCGAGGGTCTCGAGTGCGTCGTAGTGGTGGGCATGGGCAAGCCGTGGCGCGACAACGAAGGCAACACGCGCCAGAACACCGAGATCAAGAAGTGGATGAGTAAGGACTCCCCCGCACCTGGTCCGAGCGGTGAGGCCGCAGCGCCTGCGTCTGGCGGTGCTGCGCGTGCTGCACATCAAGCGCAAGCGCCTGCGCGCCAGGTCGACGACGAAATCCCGTTTTGATGAAAGGGTGGCCGGGCTTAGCCCGGCCACAACCGTATGTCGCACCTTAAAGCTCAGTCCATCGTGCAAGCAATCGACGACGGTTACGAAGCTGACCGGCGCGAGAAGGCGCGTAAGTACATCGGCGCGAGCATAGTCGGCAACCCATGCGATGCGCTGCTGGCGTACAACCTGCGAGGCTTTCCTAACGAAGAACCACCGCCGCGTCTGAAGCGCATCTTCAGCCTCGGGCACAAGCTCGAAGACATGGTGGTCAAAGACCTGCAAACGAAGGCCAATGTGCGTGTGTGGGAGGTGGACGGTCTGACCGGCAGGCAGCACACCTACGAAGCATACGGCGGGCACGTGGTCTGCCATACGGACGGGCACATCCAGCTCGACGATGCTGAGGACGGCGAGCTGATGATCCTCGAGGTGAAGTCGATGAACGCGGCGAGCTTCGCCAAGTTCAAGGACAAGGGCGTCAAGTTCAGTCACCCGCAATACTACGCGCAGATGCAGATGATGATGGGGATGAGCGGGTTTCAGCGCTCGTTCTTCATCGCATACTGCAAGGACAACTCGGAGTATCACGCTGAGATCGTGGACGTTGATCCGTTTGAGGTCTCGAACATTGAGCGTCGCGTAGAGCGGGTGATGTTCGGCAGCGCGCAGAAGATCAGCTACGACGAGACGGACTGGCGCTGTCGCGGATGTTTCAAGCGCGGCGTTTGCTGGGGTAATAGGGTACCTCCCAAGGAGTGCTCGACCTGCGCGTTTTCGAGACCCCGAACGGATGGTGGCTGGCAGTGTACCCTCACAGACACCGAGGCCATCGAAGTGTGCGACCAATACCAACAATACGAGCCGGAGGATCGCAAATGAGCCTCAGTTCGCTTTTGGAACGCTATCGCCTACTGGCGCGCAAGCGCTCTGAGACTTTGCTGGAAGTCCAGCAAGCTCGCCATGAGATCGCGTCCATTGAAGACCGCATTGGCGACCTGAAAGACAGCGGTGTGGCTTTCGATGCGCGAGACATTGTGCGGGCCAAGGACAAGAAGAAGCGGCTGTTGGAGGATGTAGCGAAAAAGGAGCACTCCGTCCGGCTGCTCGTGAGAAGCTGCTTGAGGCGAGTGGCCACAAGGACGATGCAGATAAGGCGCGCATGGACCTCATCCCGCCCGAAGCAATCTGGGCACTGGCCGAAGTGCTGACCTATGGCGCGGCCAAGTACGAGGACCGCAACTGGGAGAAGGGCATGGCGTGGAGTCGGCCCTACGCCGCCTTGATGCGCCACATGCTGGCTTGGTGGGGTGGCGAGGACAAAGACCCCGAGACGCGCTACAGCCACCTGTGGCACGCGCTCTGCTGCGTCGTGTTCCTTGTGACCTACGAGGAATGGGGGATGACTGAATTCGACGACCGCCCGGAGTGACTCAGACGTCCTGACAGGCAGCGTCGAGCTTGCCGATGAGGGAGGCCCCGGTCCGCATGGACGCGGGGCCTCCGTCTTTCAGGAGGGCCGTGGTGTGCTCGTCGCGCGCGTCTCGTGTCCCGTCACAGATCGCGGCGGTCTCGACGCTCACGCAGCCAGCGCTCAGCAGCAGCAGGGTCGTCGCCGAGATTGACTTCGTCCATGCGGTCGCGCGTTTCACGGTAGCCCTCCAGGTCATTCAGGCGCTCCTGTCTGCCCCGCAGCCGCCAGACGTAGGCAGCGACACCAGCCATGAGGGCGACGAGCGCAAGGAGTTTCGTCTTGAGGCGGGTGAACATCAGCGGTCTCCTGCAAGCCACTTCTTGACGCGCTCACGGATGACCCAGCCGAGCATCAGGAGCGCGACACCGAGAAAGCCGAGCACGATGTACTGGGCGACCGGGTCGAGCGCGCCGAGGATGGAGGCGACGCCGCCACTGCTGGCCAGGCCAGACAGGACGGATGCCTGCACCGTCTTGGACTGGGCGATGGACTTGCGCGGCCCCTCGGCCCCCTTCAGCCAGTCCTTGACGCGGAAGCCAGGGCAGGCTTTCGCCGCCACCTCGTTGTGGCCCCGGAACTTGATGCCGGGGTAAGCCGCACGCATCTCGTCGATCCACTCTAGGAGCGCCTGCTCCTGCGCTTCGGTGTAGTGATCGCGGAAGCGGTCGTTTTCGTTCGAGCCATGGCCACCCACGAGCACGACGCTGACGCTGTCGTCGTTGTGGCCGCGCGCGTGCGCGCCAGGCGTTTCGTCAGGGCGTCCTTTGACGAAGGTGCCGTCACGGTCGATGAGGCCATGATAGCCGAAGCCATCCCAGCCATGGCTGCGGTGCCAGCGGTCGATCTCGGCAGCCTTCTCGGTCGCTGGTCTACCCGCCATCCATTGGGGCTGCGTGGCAGAGCAATGAATGAAGCCGGTGGTGATCTTGCGCATTGAGGGTCCCCCTGGGTTTCAGGGGGACCCTCGCACTTGGATCACCAGTCAGTCGTCCAGTCGCTGGTCCAGCCGCCGGTCGAGCCGTCTCGAGGCTCGCCTGCCAGCGCGTCGACCGTGCCTTCCCGCAGGCTCCTGACACCGCCAGCGACGGGGACGCGCTGGGCGATCTCGCGGATGGCGGTGCGCTCCTTCGCGTTGCTGTTGTCGCCGCCTGTGAGTGCGTCTTGTGCGCCAGCCAGCACATTCGGAGCAGACTGGAAGGCCGCGCTGAAGCTGGGTCCCATGAAGAAGCTCGCGGTACGCATCTGGCCATAGGCGCCGTTGTCGGCCTGGGCCAGGACGTTGTGGGCCACATCGCCGAGGAGGCCGAGGCCACCCATCTGCATCATCCCCTCGACATACCAGCCCAGGAAGTCGTCCTC